TGCGACAGTGAGCTCATCTACTACCTGAAAGTGGAGGCTATGTACCAGGACCGCACTCCGGCCTTGGCGCGTATCCTTCACGGAAAGGGAAAGAGGTTCCTCGAGCGGTTCGACACGGCGGACATCACCTGGGAGCGCCGGTATACCATCCTGGCGTCTGCAGTGCGTGTCGCATGCATGATCGACAACGACGAGGAGGCCCTCAGAGAGTCATTCAAGTCTGAGGAGCAGCAGGAGATGATTCGCAAGAATCATGACTTCCTGACGAAGGGAATAGTAGGCCATTCCGGGCCGAGGTTCCTGGGCATGGGGAGGGACTCCAAGATCCCGACCTAGGACAGTCCGTTATTACCAGGCGTCTGCTTGTCCCAACACTTGGCACGGGGCATGCTAGCAGTGGGCGCTCGGTATGCATCAGGCAGCGGACTGTGCCTCACGCGTCGGTATAGCCGGCGCATTTTGGCGGGGATGCCTACCACAGGCGACATCGTGGTAACGCATTCAGACTGTGTTTGCAATGAGGAGTTGGCTCTCTCCTGTCGGCATCAGGCACGTGTGCCTGTGGCCAACAGAGCCTGGCGTGAGCTGTGGGTAGACCCACAGATGTGTGACCGCGTAGCACCGTGGGCGAGAAGAAGGATCGTGGACCGGCTGGATGGAGCTAAGCGCAGAGAGATGGAACGCGCTTACAAATCCCTGGGAACGGACCCTCTAGAACCTCATGATGCGAAGGTGCGCATGTTTCTCAAGGCGGACAAATACGAGTGTGGAGATGCTTGGAAGGCCAAAGCACCGCGCTGTATTCAGTTCAGAAGTAAGAGGTACGGGCTGGAGCTCTCTCGCTATCTGCATCCCATCGAGGCAGACGTGTACGAGAAGACTCTGGATGTCTCCGGCACTCAGGTGTTCGCCAAGGGGCGCAACAGCCTGCAGAGGGCCGCTGACTTGGAGAAGAAGGCGCAATCCTTCTCCCAGCCAACCTTCCTGCTGATGGACCAGTCCAATTGGGACGCACACGTCAATGCGCAGTTGCTTGGGTTCGAACATGCGTTGTACAAACGCAAGTGCTCGTCCAAGGTTATGAGTGCGCTCCTCGCGGAGCAGCTCAGAAATCAAGGAAGCACCAAGAACGGAACCAAGTACACCACGCAGGGAACGCGTATGTCGGGGGACACCAAC